ACATTTGAGCGCATTGGATATAGTAAAGCAAACTACAATTATTCAATATAATTTCAACAACCTTAAATGGGAACGAGTCTTTGAGTCGAATCAACGAGATACTGTTTCAAGTACACCGTGCTTAAAAATGTATGGAGTCGACATAATCAATCAGGACGGTAATTATGTGCCAGACTTTATAGAATCAGCTGATTGTATTTTAATTAAGTTTAACCTACATGCCCCCGCTGGTGCACCTCGTGATACTCTTGGTTATATTCCGAACTCAACAATACGGTCGGCTCAAATAATCATAAAGCAAGCTTACGAAAATAAAGATGAAGCTTTAATGATAAAGACGTTTAACGAAGCATTTACTTTCATTCCAATTACAGGGGCAGAATACAAGACACTAAAGGCACAAAATTTACAATAAAATTAAGAACAATTTAAAATAAGGGTTGCAGTTTTTGCAGCCCTTATTTTTTTATTTAGTACGAACAAATATAAAATCAGCTGAACCCGATGTAACAACTTGTATTTGGGATGCTGTTTTACCAGTTACATAAAATGTATTATTAGATGTCATCGTTACTATAATGGCGTAATCAGTATCTCCAATACCATGTGTTATTGTTTTTGTTGTAGCTCCACCACAACCTGTTGGTGGAAATTTACCCCAAGAAGATGCAAGTCCACCACCACTTGAAAAACCTCCTCCTCCCAATCCTGCCGGTATATCAGTTGCTCCACGTCTTGAAAAGTCATCATCTCCCAGGTGTAACCATTCTGTAGCTGATTTTATGAAATTAAACCCATTCAGCCCTATTTCAGAAATAGTATTTACAATAGTTCCGGTAAGCGTTTGCCCTGCCGAAATGGAAGCACTTGCCAATCCGGTTCCTGCACCTTCGTGTGAAATACTAATCGTAACATCAATACGGTAAACGCTCCCTTTCATCCCGGTAAGTGTTTTTGCTCCGATAGTGCCACTATCCTCAGATACGGATGAATTACTTGATGAAACGCTTTCGTTACTTTCCCAAACAGATACTCCTTTTGATACATCAAATAGACTAACACGAACGCTTGCATCACCTGTATAGTGAATTTTATTAATACCGTCGTAGTCTCCACTTGCTGAAAGTGAGAAGTTGACTGCAGGCGTTACTATGGTAAAGAATTTAGTTGCGTCAAGAGTTATTGTTTCAGAACTCCCAATGTTAGCAGTACCATCTTCATCTATCGTATTAGAGTGCGCTGCATAGGTAGTTGTAGTAACTGTTGTAGAACCTCCAATATCACCACGTGGCGATACTGTTTTGGGAGATATTTTTACTTTCTCTAACCCAGCATAATCATAAATAGTTATAGAGTTATTGGAGTTACTTATTTCTAACCTATCACCCGATACAGCAGTTCTAATAAGTGCGCTAATCAGCATTATTTGTGTAGCTGCATCGAAATCAATCAATCCACCACCTAGTCGGAAATTCCCATTTTTATTTAATATATTTTTCGCTATACCCTCGATTGCATCCGCATACGTTCCACCTGTCCAAATGCCAACATTATCATTTTGTACGCCTGACATTCCACCCTTAACAACATTATCTGTATCTCGTACTTGAATCAATGTTGTACTGAATAAACCGCCATTAATATCTGTATTGGATTGAAGAGCTTTCTTTACGTAATCATCTTCGGGGGCTTCTGTCCAATCTGTTGCTTTATTCCCGTACTCAATTTTAATATTTTTTACTTGAAAATCACTATCTCCATGAGAAATTACATACAGCATAGAAGAGCTTAATTGGTTTACTTGATAGTATTTTGGGACAAATGTCTTTATCAATTTAACCCATCCGCTATTTCCAATTACTGTACCTAGATTTAAGCTGTCGTTACCATTAATCCATGAATCTATTGAAATTTGATTTGATTTATTGTTTTTTGCATAAAAAGAAATTGTGACCTCTCTAAACGCATCAATCGCCTGCGTGTAAGTTGCTAGAAATCCAACATGGCTATTGCTCCCTAATACTCTTAACGAACTATCAACTATTGACAATGAAGAATTATAAGCGTCCCACCCAATCGTAGATTTTATTTCACTATTTGAAAAATAATTTCTACCGCCTATCTGCAAATTATTCAAATTAGTTTGAGCTAAATTTGCAGTACTTTGAGCTGTCGATGCGTTCGCATTTGCAGTATTAGCCTGAGATTGTGCTGCATCTGCTAATGTTTTTGACTTTATAGCAATAGAATTTAGCAAATCAATTCTTGCATCATAGTACGCTTTAAAATTAGTTCTAAAAGTGGTTCCTACTATGTCGCTTGTGGTAGTCAAATCAGCTAGCAACGCAGTAATGTAGTTACTCAATGCAGTATATGCCGTACCGTATGCAGTTCTTGAAACCGAAAAAGCATCTGCTTGAGTATCATTTTTCGTTTTTTCAGATACGATTGAATCCCATTCGGTTTTAGTTTGCTGTTTTTCAGAAGCTGTCAACTTATTGTCATTAGCTATGTCAGCAAGTAATGAATTTGCCGTTGTTGCCGAATTTGCCGCATTAGTAGCTGTTGTTTGAGCATTTTGAGCAGCTGTTACAGCTTGATTTGCAACGGTATCATCGGTGTATTTTACCCCTTTTGACCAATCACTTGCAATAAAAGTACCTGTTGAACGAGCTACATTACAACTAAATAAATCACCACTGTTCAGCCATAAATCACCGACCAAATAAGGTGTAGTTGGTTGTACTGCGAATGTTGTGCGCTTACCATTGGCAATAGTTTGAGCCGTTGCAGCATCATTTAACGCTTTAGTTACATCGGTATCGGATATTTTAGTCCAGGAATAGACGCTGCCTGATTTCATATAACGATAAGCCCATCCTTTTGAAGTCCAATAAAATAAATCACCTAAATGAATATCTTTTACAGAATCAGGGTTCCAATTTGAAGCAGGAATATTCGATGTTGTTGGTTCGTAGTCATAAAACCATGAAGTTATATTTCCATCAATTTGACTTTGCAGGTCTGTTTTTATAGCATTCACATACGATTGTGCATTTGCATAAGCTAATTCTGCCGCTGCATTTGCTTTCGCTATTGTAAATGCATCTATATCTTTTTTTGACAATTTCCAATCTGTCACCTTATTTCCAAATCCTACAAAAACACAATCTACATTAATTATGTCACCTGAAGTAAAATTTCCAAAAATATAAGAAAAGAACACTGTCGAGTTGGTCGGAACAATCGCTGTCATCCATATTTGCTGCCAGCTGCCATCAAGTGTGAAATTATCTCCGTATTTATCGGTAGCCCCAAAATATAAATATGGTACTATAGTTCGACCGATTGCCGACCCTGATGCTTTGACATATATTGAATGAACAATCTGTTTTCCTTTTATTTTGTCTAAAAAATCATATTGCGACATAATGCTATATATTCCACAAGGCTCATCTGATTGACTTCTACTGAATATATGCTTCATAGATTTACTTCCATCAAAAAATATAGATGTATCTACACTTACAGTTCCAGATGGTGTTGCTCCATACGTTTGAATTGATCGCCCATTTTCATAACTGCTATCATCAACAAGGTTTTCACCACCAATCTGCAAATTATTGACCTTAGCTGTAGCATCTCCGGCAGCCGTTTGAATTGCTTCTGATTTGGCGTTACTAATACCAGTCTCAACAGTAACCCCCGACTGAAATTTGATATTTCCTTGGATAACCTCGTTTTCCAAATCGAAAAAAGTATTTCCGCTTGGACTGACGACTTTCTTCACTGTCATTCGTGCAGGCGTAAGTTCTGAATAACCATAAAACTGACTGTACGATCTGTCACCATCATTCTCGGAGTTGAGAATTCCCATTAAAAGGTGATAGTACCCTGCAACGCTTTCGAGGGCTATTGCATTCTCGGAAAGTAAGGAAACACCTGTATTATCCGTTTTACTGACTTTAGCATACAAATAGTAAGACTTACTACTATCATCCAATACAGCCGAAACAAATGCGGTCATATTCCACCATTTCAACTCTGATGCAGCGTGCGAACTTGAAAGCGTAGTTACTCCAAGCGTTTTATGCTGCAAAATACCTGCTTCAGAACTGAATTGTTTCGTAGCCGGATTGTAGTTTTCGTTATGAGATACTGAAGTGGTAGAGGTTGAACTAGAAACAAATTCAAATTGCAGTGTTTCATCACCGGCAATCACCTGCATAGTCTGAACAGTTAGCGGAGAAATGGAGCTGCTGAAATTCAACAATGCCGATTGAAGCATTTCTGTTGTTTGCTTTGCATCTCGGAAACCACGCTTTGCAAAACGGATCGCATCTTTCTTTGATTCTTCAACAACAACTTCGTTTTGATCAATTCGTCCAAGTTCGCTACTCAAACTATTACCACCTACAGTAATATTTGACAGTTCAACGACAGGAGTATGAGGGTTGTTTATGTAGTCTTTAACGCCAACAATCCTGATAAGCAAAGGTGTTTGTTGAAACTTTTCGTTAGTAAAGCTCACATAACCGCCAAGAACTATTTTACCACCAATATTCACCCAATCTGTTTTTGTCCAGTCACCATCAAGTTCACCTGTGAAGCTATAACGTGGGTCTTCGTTCTCAAAGAAATATTTTGCTGCTTCACGAAACATGTCCCAAGAACTTCCTGTTTTGCTTGCATTATCACATACATAAGCATCAGGCAAACTAATTCCGAAAACTGCATAAGTATCACCAACAATAGGTTTAAATGTAGCATTCGGCATTGTAACACCATCAATTTCCTGAGGAACAATTTCAAACTTCCTAGTTGAGTGGCTATAGTTTACGTCAAACTCTTTACCTTCAAGTATTCCTGACTGAAAAATAACAGTCATTTTCTCACCATCCATCAAACAAACGGAATAGTCTAGCCCTGCAGGAATGCTTGTATCAATAAAATCGTAGAAACTCTTAGCTGCATCAACTACTACAACGCTAGAAATGGTACCAATACGTGATGGATAAATGTGTGAACAATCAGTACTATCTTCTATATGAGAAAATAATTCCTTATCGGCCCTTCTGATTGAATAACCATTTTCGTCAGAAATATAGGTTCTTCCCTCATAAACCAAGGTCTGATTTTTTGGCAACAACAGTTCACTTGATCCATACGTTGAAGCATTTATATTTTTTTCACCCCCGGACACGAAAAGAACTTCAACAGCTTTTGAGTTATCGAAGTTTTCACGCTTAATGCCAGTCTTGAATCCATTCCCAAAACCATACGAAAGTGGGAGAGGGTTTGCTTTGTTGTACTCGATTTTCTTAAGCGAAATAACTTTCCCGACAACTTCAAATTCGGTATCGAATTTTTGTGCTATCATCTTCAACGCTTCATCGCAGTAGGTGTGATTGAAATTCAATACCTTTTCTGTTGAATCAATACACTCGCCAACACTCCACCCTGAATCACGTTGATTTAAGTTCCAAACCAACATTGCCAGGTGTGCACTTGCCTTAGCAGTATTCGCGAACTTCAATTTCTTTGATGAACTATCACGGAACTTGTACCGGCCTAGAAGTGCTTTTGCACTTTCTAAAATCAATGTATATTCAAACTCTTTCGAACTGATTTCTGTGAAAACCTGAGGTTTCAAAAGCGTGTAGCGTTCTCCTTCAAAATCAGCGTATGCACCACGTGGAATTTCAATAAATGTTGAAAGTGAGAACGTCAACGTCAATGCGTTTTCGCCCATTATAGTACGATAACGGTAACTTTCATCCTTTACGATTATATCGATTATCTCTATGTTATTATTGAAAATTTTCATCTTTGAACTCCTAATTTTGTGAACACTAAACTAATTTCAAACTCACACCATATACGGCCTTTCATATCAAATCTTGAAACAGAAGAAGACTTATAGTGACACTTATAACCTAGTCCTGAATAGTAGATAGTTCTTAGTCCGGACTTTGATAAATCAAACAGCAAAGCGTTGTAATTACGCCAAAACTCTGAAATGTTAGTAGCTAGTAATAAGCATTTCAATTTGACATCTTTCGACTGAAAAACAACACCATCATTCGAATACGTTTGACCTGATACATACTTTACATTAACTGTCAAGTTTGGTTTTACAGCGTTTGGCTTAAGAATTTCAGCATCCGATCCTTCCAGTATTGCAACTCCATATTTTGAAAAATCATTACTGTCCAGTTCGTAACCTCGCTGTGAAATTTGCGTAGAAACAGGCACCTGATAACTGTATGCACTCAACGGAAAGTCATCTGAGAACTCTAAACTAAAAAACCTTAATGAATTATTCGTTCCTTTGAAATCGGAACAAGAAACTACACGTAACGACTTAATTAATCCTACTTCTGCAAAATTGAATGTGTGATAGGCTTGATTGAATATCAATGCCATTAATCCATTGAAGTCACCGTTTGATTTTACAGCAAATGATACAGAGAATTTCTTTGCATCAAGCACCGGGTTAAGCAAGTCAACTTCAATTCCATCACGCTCAGCCCAATCGGTTTTGTCGGGTTCTTTTAGACTAGGAAATGACAACAAACCATTATACCCACCTTCTGTAATGAAAATGCCGTAGTCGACAAATACATCATGTCCATCTATGTATAAAGTTGCTATCATCCTACTTTGATATTTATTCCCTTAGTATTAATTGAATCAAGACTCATTTTCATTGAACCTATCCCATTTTCAATGGCTTCAAGTCTTGACGTATGACCTTTTATTTCAATGACATTTTCAAGAATACTGCTTGAATTTGCTTTCAATAAATCCATACTGTCTGCAATTCTTAAAGTATTGGTTGATACTTCTGTCATGGTACCGTCCATGTGAGTAAATCTACCGTTCAATTCAGTACCAGTATCTTGACTCATAGATGCAAAACCCTTTGTCGTGGCTTCACGTGTAGTTTTATTCCAAAGGTCAAAACCGGCTGCTGCTGCTGCATCCTTACTATCTGAAAGAAACTTATTTGCTGCTTCAACATCTGATCCAACATTTGAATAAAAATCACCTAATAAGGCAATATCCTTTGCTGCTTGCTGTTCGGGAGTTAGTGAATTATCTGCAATAACAGCTTTTACGTCATTCGATAACTTCGTAAAGTTATCAGCCAAAAACATTGAGTAAGCTATATCAGTCATTAGCTTTTCAATAGACTTTGCAGCAGATTCACCAAACTTATCAATCGCTGATTGAGTATCGTTAAGATTGTCTGTTATTGCAGTCATCATGTCAGTACCTAATGAACCAAAAACGGTAGTTAGATAGTCACTTAATGATTGTAAAGCATCATCATATTCTTTTGAATAATCCAAAGCAGATTGCAGAGCCTTTTTACTCGTTTCATCAAGCGTTTTGTTATCCAAAATCGATTGAGCCAGTTCTTGGTTTAGCTTTCCTTGACCATCAATCAGTTTAGGATATGTTGCCAATAAGCCTGAATAATCTGCTTTCTCTCCTCCCCAACCAAACAGCCCCGTTTTGTGCGAACCGGTTTGTACTTTTGCATTGTTCAGTTCTGCAATTGCACCTTTATACTCCTTTATTTCAGGGACAAGAGATACAAAAATTCCAGTTCCACGTTTTTGAACAACAGTTGATTCTTTGCTATAAAGAGCTTCACTAATTTTATCAGCAACCTGTGCATAGCCAATGGCCTTTGCATAAGCATCAGTTCCAAAAATATTTGTTGCATTTTCTAGGAGTTCGTTTTGTTTCATCAACAAATCGTTATACTCCTTTTGCTGTGCCGTTTTTTCATCCTGCAATTTTTTCAACGCAGCTTGGTGAGCTTTCTCGGCTTCAAATATCTTAGTAGCAACTGACATGGTAAATGCTACAGCAGCACCAACAACACCGCCTTGTTGAAATCCTTGCATGGTAGAATTAGCAACGTCCATAACGGCACCAATGCTTTTTGCTGCTGAACTTGCTGCATCGCCCTCTTCGGTACTCATTGCGTTGAGAAGTCCTTGTGCTTGTCCGGCAAATGAAGAAACAGTTTGAAGAGTGCCTTGCAACCCTTCCATTAATTTCTGAGTCTCACCAACCGTTTTTTTTCCTTTCCCAAAACCGTCAAACACTTTCTTGATGTTGGCACCAAACTCACCAAATACTAACTCACCTTTGTCAGCCGTACCATTCAGGGTGGTTATTTGGTCCTTCATCCCTTTCATCTGCTCTTTGCTCAATTTCAAAGAGGTCAGTTGTTCTTTAGAAAATCCAAACTTGTCCGTAAGATCGCCAACAGAAGTGTTATTCAGATAATCAAATAATGCTTGTGACTCGGCAGAAATAGCACGAATACTATTCACAGACTTCATAGAAGCATCACCAAACAATTGAATGAATAGGTCTGATGTTTTCAATAGAGAATCCGATTCGTCAGAATTGACCCCTTTGATTGCTTCTTTGTGTCTTGAGTCAAGTTCTTTCAATTTCACATCAAGTTCTTCACCACTGAACATAGCCTTTATAGCTACACCATCATCAGAATATTTTCGGTCAATTTCTCTTCGTTTTTCATCAAACAAAGCATACTTGTCGCTAAGTTCCTTTAGCAAATTATCGTTGTCAGCATTGTAGGTAATATCAACTACTAACTTTGAATCAGATAGTGTTTTCTTACTTTCTGCAGATAGGTTTGAACTATCGGTTGTCTTCGGAGTAAATACGCCTTTCTTGCCGTTTTTCTCCCAAGCCAGTTTTTCAGCTTCCTGTTCTTTTTCTACAAGCTCCTGAGCCTGTTTATCAATGTCAAGTAGTCTTTGCTTGTGATTAAGTTCGATAACTGATTTCTGCTTAGCAAAACCATCTTCCTGAGTGGCTATGACAGCGTTCTGATTGTCAATCTCGGTTTGTTTCTGTTCAAGAGCAGCTTTTGCAGCGTTGTTCTTTATCTTCAAATTGGCATCAGCAGTTTCCTGAGCTTTCTTATTCACCTCAGTAGCAACCTTGCCGGTAGTGTCCCAAAGTTTCAATTTCTCAGTAGCCTGGTTCGACAGACGGACTTGTTCGTTCCATTCCTTAGAACCTTTCTTGGCTTCACCCATCAAAGCCAAAGCGTCCTGAGCATTTTTCTTTTGCTTTTCCCAATAATCTTTGTTCTTTTCAGGAGCGACAATTTTGGTCGTAGTAGTAGATATTTCAGCAGTAAGTTCGCTTTCAATGGCTTTAATGGCTGTTACTGTATCGGTGAGTTCTTTCTTTGCAGCATTTGCATAACCTCTAGTTTGCCCGGCCATTAATCCACGAGCAGAACCCCCTAATTGACTTTCGCCAATAATTGTAGTATTTGCTGCTGCCTCAGCACTTGCAGCACTTGCATCTCTTTCCTTTGCTGTTTTTTCTTGAAGTCTCTTTTTCTTATACAGTTCAATTAGTTCGTCTTTAGCTGCTTGCAGTCTAATTTCTTTCTCTAACGACTTCAAATATTCGTCAATGGCCGACTTATTGTTATTGATAAGTTTACCTTCATTATCCAACGAAGCGTGGTAGTTCGGAATTATTTTTTGTAGTTCGCCCAAGGCGTTTTTGCGTTCAGATAATGCAACCTTTTCGTTATTCAGAACACCAACAAGCATGTCGATCTTTGACTTCTGTTCGTCATACTGTTTGCTTACCTTGTCCTGAATAGTTTTCTTTGAAATTTCAGTCTGATTGACATCTTCGAGCGTTGACAAGTAAATAGCAAGTCCGGCAACTAATGCGGTTACAGCAACTGCAGCAGCTACATAAGGATTCGTCAACATTGAAGCATTGACCGCAAGCTGTGCTTTTTCGACAAGTAGTAACGAAACAAATTCAAGATTTTGAGCAATGGTATAACCTTTACTTACGGCAGTAGCAACCAATACGGCAGCCCTGTAAGCTCCATAAGTAGCAACAAGACCCATAAGAACCTTACCAACCATTTCGTAGTTATCTACAATGGCAGTAGTTCCATTCAGAATGCCATAAATAAGAGTTTTATTGTCTGTTCCAATTTTGTTTGCTGCAGCAGCCATTTTATCTTCCAAATTGGAGATAATACCTGTCATTGCAGCAGCTATTTTCGCATTTGATCCGGCTACTCCTTCAAGATCGCCAAGAGAAAGAATATATCCACGAATTGCAGCATTTGTTTTGTCAACGGTGGTTTTTTGATCCCTGAAAGTGAAAGTAACTTTGTCACCTGATTGAGATGCTTTTACTCCAAACTCTTTCAAACGTTCAAATTCGCCTGTCTGAGCATCAAGAACGGCTTCGGTCAATTGGTCAAACGATTTCTTTGTGAAAGAAGCAAAATCACCTAGTTTTACCATTTCTTGACGTGTAGGGGTAAATCCCTGATTTGTCAACTTAATGAATGACCCGGTTACTTCATCCAACTGAAAAGGAGTAGTTGCTGCAAAATCAGCAATCATTCCTAATGCCTTATCTCCCTCTAAGTCACCAAGAGAATTTCTAAGTACAATACCAAAAGTTTCAAACTTAGCTGTTGTATCGAGAATGTCTTTACCCATCATAGCAATAGCAGCCGTCCCACCGATTGCAGCAAGACTCTTGCCGACAGTGGAAAAACTGCTATCCATTTGTGCAGACTGAGCTTTTACTTTGTTGCTCAATCCGTTTACTATGTTTGACGCTTCGTCAGCATCTTTTCTTAATCCTGAGTTGTCAATGCCTGACTTCCACCATTTTTCGCTCATGCTCGTACAATTATTTCGTCAGTATCATCATTAAAATTATTCGGGTCGTTAGCATCTTTAGAACTGTCAAAATCAGGTTCTTTGCTTTCTTCGTTGCTTGGAAGAACTGAACTGTACATGACTACATTTGCGTAACTTAGTTCATACAAGACATAATCAAAATTCAATGTGTAACCCTTAGAAACCCCTGCTATTACAGCCCAAATACTATCGTTTAAACCATTTCCCTTTTTGTTTTCCTTAGCAGGTTTACTTCGAGTAGGGAAATGGTAAGATCGAAAAAATCTTTTAGCTCCATTCTTGTCAAAAGGTCAACAACTAACTTGTCCAACTGACTTGGAGAGTAATTTTCTAAAATCAAATCAGAAAGTTCCTTGTATTGGAATTCTTGGGATTGGTCTTTCTGTTTTCCTATTTTAAGCCAGTTTAAGGCTTTATTCTTTTGTTCGGATATGTTTGAGTGTTTTTTCACACCTAAAATCAGTGTTGCAACTGTTAGACCGATAATTTCGCAGTCTTTCGCAATCATTAGTGATCCGTATATGTAATTATCAGTTTTTTCGAGGTTGGTCGGCAATTGTGACATTAGTTTTGAAACCTGAATGAGCGTTGCCGTGGTTGGTGGTGCAACATCAAAACGTCTTCCGCAAATTTCAAAGACATTCGGTGTTTGCAAAATTGTTTCAGCCGTTTTTGTTTCTATTGTTTTTGACATAATTTCATACTGAAAAATTGTTCGCGAAAATGCTTTTTTCTACTCTTATCTACTCTTCTTTATTCTACTCTACTCTACTCTGTCGAAAAGTTCCGGAGTAAATAGATAATATTCGGGAAGAATGTGTAATTCTTCCCGAATATTCAGTTATTCTTCCCGAATTTTATGCTGCTTTTTTCTTGAACTTTGTGTAAAGTTCTCCATCAGCACAAGTCAAAACGATAAAAGTCAAATCGGCAAATTCACCTTCTTCTTCTGATCTACCAGTAACGTAAGACACGCTCGCTTTGCGAACTTTTACACCGGTTGCTCCAAGATTTTTTGGAGTTACGACAACAGAATAAGGATCATTGATAACGTGTGATTTTACAATCAATTCGTCTTTTGCCACATTCAACGTAGAGTCAAGCAATGTGCTCAACATCTCGAAATCAGGCTCAATAATTCTTGTTTTGATTGTAATTTCTCCGTCAGAACCTTGAACAGCAACAAGCTTTCCACCTGTTGCAGTTGCTTTCAATTGCGCTCCATCAGTAGAAGCCATATTGGTCGTTTTGTCTTTGATTACACCAACATCTGTAAGTGTAACTGCAATAGCATCAGCAGCACCGGTTTTCCCGATCTTGATATCTGCTTCGCTCCATGACATAATTATTTCAGACATATATTTTTCCCTTTCTTTAAATTAAATTGTTTTGAATTTTAATCTTGCATTTACAAAGTATTGATCAATCCCTTCTGCTTTTTCTGTTGAAATCATTTCATCTAAACTAAAGTCGTAGTTGATATCTGACAGTG